GTTGTCCCGCCGCCATTAGTTAAGCTGCCAGACGTTACTGAATAGCTATAGGTAAGCGGAATGCCCTCTGGGTCAGATGCAGTGATAGTAATCACTGTCGCTGTTCCATCTGTCGACAATGTGAATGGTGTCGTATTACTATTAGCATCTTGAACTGACGTAATGCTTGGGTTGGTATTGACCAAAGCAATGTTGTACCAGCCTGTGCCGTTGTTGATATACAAACGGTTGTTGCCTGAGACATATGCCATATCCCCTGCGCTGTTACCTGTAAGGGGCAGATCGCCAATCGCTGAATATGTTGTGACACCGCCGCTTGCTGCATCCGCTAAAGAAAGAACGCCAGAACCATTTGTCTGCAATACTTGACCGCTAGTTCCATCAGATGTTGGAAGCGTAAACGTATTTAGGAAGGACTTAAAATTACTGCTAGGGAAGCCATACTCACATACTGTAAGAATATCATCTGCCGCCGCGCCAGTAACAAGTGTAACAGTGGTTGATGTAATTGTGTAGTCAGTTGTCAGCTTTAGCAAAATACCATTCAAAAACACGGCTGCCGCTGACGTATTGAATGTTCCTGTAAATGCCGTTTGACCAGTAGTTGCTGTAAAAACAGTTTCCTCATAACCCGCATTGACTTCTAAATCTGCCGCGCTGGGGCTGATAAATACAACAGCAGAGCCGCTAAGGTTAATCAGCGATCCTGTAGAACTAGATGATAGTGTGCGTGATAAAGTTGTGCCGCTTGAAGTATAAGTACCAGTGCCTATCTCCCAAGCCGTGCCATCTTCAATGACATAACGAACTACATCGCCGTTAGATACGCCACCATCAGCAAAGGATTGATAGCCACTCTCCGCTGAACCAAGGGTAATTGTTCCTGTGCCAGTTGTGCTAGTAGCGACTTTGACACGATCCGCAAGAGTGACCATCTTTTACTTTTCCTTTTTCGGTGGCTCCTTTTTCTGCAAGTCTACAGAAAAGCCATTCTTTACAATCTTTTTGCCGTGTTCATCAGAAACGGCACTAAGTTTATGATGTGCCATTTGAAAAACCTTATGATGGATCAGGAATACCGATTGTAAATGATGCCAAGCTGAATGTATTTCCGCTTGTTACTGACTGCGATGCTGACAAAGAACCTGTTGCCAACAGGCGGGAGTTTGTCGTGTCAACGATTGCATAGTGTGTAACTGTACCGCTGCCACTGATAGAACCATCAGAAATGGCCGATGCAGTAACCTCACGACCACCACCAGAACGATCAGCGGGTGCGCCGATTGATAGCGATGTAGAGTTGCCCAACGTGTATGTTGATGTTGCTTCCGTGTATGTTGTAGCCTCTTGTGAGGTTACATCAATACGATTTGCTTCTGTGTCAAGAACCGTAAGGCCGTTGTCAAAGACGCGATCATTTAAAGTTGCCATTTTAGTCTCCTAGTAAGTATTGATCTGCAAACGCAGTCCTGAACCACCAAATTTGGCCTTTTCATTATTTGCGTTTATACCATCAATTGCGCTCTGATACAATGCTGCCCATGTTCCAGTGCGTTGATCGTCCACCAAATACGGTGCAGAATGAATAAGTGCGCCATACAGATATGCGTCTGGGAAGTATTGCAGCACCCAATTGGATGTATCGCTGTCACTTAGCGGTGTGATTTGTCCATAGTAGTAAAGTTCACCCGTGTAATCCGCATCTGGTGTTGGCCATGTTTCTATTGCACCAGCAATGATTGCAAAGAACTGAGGCTTTCCACCTGCATCATTGTTACCCTCTCTGCGTTGCTGTAGAGCAAGAGGCGTAAGCAATTCTATCGGACGCTCATCTACATCTAAATGAAGCCTGACTAATTCCAAAAAACCATCAGGTAGTGCCGTATATCGCGCATCGAATATTGCCGTTGCTCGTTTTTCCATACGCCAATGGCGAATTTTACGCTCCATATCGGCCTCTGCCAAGCTGATGAAGTCTGGAATGACGGTTGTCAAATCATCCCTATTTAGCCAGTTAGCTATAGAGGTTTTTAACTCTGCATATGTTGTTATAGCCATGATTTACCTCGGTGTTACTGGGAAAAAGCTAGTGGCAATCGCGCCAAGTTCATGTTCTGGGTTATATAATCCACTATAACCACGCTGTTTTGCAATCTGCATTTGATACGACGTCAAGGTGTTAGCGCGCTCTGATGGCGACATCGGTTGACCACGAACACGCTCTATCCTACGCACTATGTTTTCAGCTTCTGCTGTGATTTCTTCTGGGAAACCTCTGCTAATATCTAGCAAGTTCTGCAAATTTGCTTCATGCGCAACGTCACCAACTGTCCTTTCTGGCACATATCCACCCTGTTTGCCTACGTCCACGCCATAATATGTTTGCGCTGGATACGGTGCTGGCAATCCTTGCTCTGCCCCCCGTGTCGGGCTTGTAAATTGTTCGCGCGGGTCTAATACATCACGGCGCAGATGGCTAAAGTGCGTTGCATCTGTCGAAACACCACCCCGCAATGCTGGCGGTTGTATTGGTATTTCACGCGCCCTGAAAACATCTGCTTGACGATCCAACGCTGGCAGTCCACCGCGCCCCACGGTCTGGGTGATAGTGTCAATATCGCGGTTTGTGTCGCCAGCAATTGCACGACTTGCAAAGTTTGCGCGCGACCGTTCTGTTGCTAAATCCCTAACAACATCGCTATTTCTTAACGCTGCAACTGCATCTGGATTGGCGCTTGCTAGGTTTTCATTTAGTCGGTCAACAGTTCTTAGCAAGCCACCTTCTAGCGCGCCCTCGTAACTTGGATAACCGCCGCTTGTGGTTGTGGAAATAGGGTCAGTTTTTGTCTTTTTGCCAATCGCGCGGCGCGCTTTCGTGCTTGTATTAACCGTGCCGCCCTCAAAATTAGTCAAAATGTAGCCATCGCCTACGTCCATAACGTCTGTGACGCCAAAATCAGCACCCGCTTTCTTCAATTCGTCCATTGCCTCTTTCGTCCCTGCATTTTCTGCATGCGGAACAAACAAAACAGGCATGTCATCGCCTTTTAGCGTAGTAAACGGTGTTGCGCCCTGCGCATCTAGCAAACCGCGCACACTTTCTGTCGCCTGCGCTACAGATGGGTCAACATCTACCGCCCGTGCCACCGAAACTGGGTTTTCTTCAAGTCCGTCTGGACCCTCATAAACGCCACGGCCTGTCAGTGTCGGACGTAATTGATCTTCTTCTAACACCTCGGCCAACAATCTGTCTGTGCCTGTGTTTGCATCTACATATGATCGGGCCAACGTAAAGTCGATTAGTTCTTCATCGCTCATATTTGAAACATTAGCCATATGTGGCTTTGCATCACTGCCGACATAGCGCTCTGAAACATCACGGCCAATGCCAGAATATGGTACAGCTTCATGCGTAAAATATGTTTGGTTAGGCAGGTTGCGTTGTCTGACGGTGTTTCGCGCCGCTGATGCCGCTTGAATGCCCTCTCTAACCACCTTATCGCCAACAGGTAGCAATGTGGCTGCGCCCAGCGCTGCTGCGACAGGGTAATTAGGTTCATCCTTTGACAATTCGCTGCCAATATCAATTAAACCCTCAACATCCCCGATCAACGGCAAATACCCGCCATAATCACGCATCGCCTGAACGCTGACAGGTTCGCTTGATCTGTCGTACAAAATATTTGTGCTGCGGGTTGGAACGTAATCAACCAACTCTTGACGATCCTGAAACAAACCATCCGCGATCTGTCCTAGCGCTTGGCGGCGCTCTCTGGCAGGTAACAGCAAGAAGTCGATAAAATTCATTAGTGCCTCGTTTCGTGCGCCGTGTTATCCATCACAACCGCAAGTTCACGACTTACATGATGCCAAGCACATAATATTTCCTGATCCGTCATGCCTTTTTTGTAGCAATCTGCAAAATAAACCAAAACATCCTTAGACATTTCTTTTATTTTATTCATGTCTGCGCCTGTTGGATCAATGTCCAAAAAACGCGCGTGTTCTGCCGATATATACATTTAGCCCCTCACCGATTTTTTGCCTCTGCATCCCCATGCTTTACGGCGAACCTTTACCTTCTCTGTTTGCTTTTGGCCAGAACTTCGTGCGCAATATGCATCACCGCGCTTTGTGCCTTTAGCAGATGTACGCTTGTGTGTGCGCCCCTGACTGTCTTTGTAAGTTGTGCCGTTAGCGTACTTGCGCGATGCTGGGACTTTTTTTCTTGGCATTAGTAATAAATCCCTTGCAACCATTCTTCATAACTAGACTTGCCGCCAGTATTTTTGAAGTTCATGTAATCTCGCGCGCGTTGGCTTCGCGCAAGTTGCGCCGAAGTCCGACCGCCCAAACCTGAACCTGTTTCAGTTCCTTGCGGTAGATACACTTCATCGGTCACACCTTGTGTTGGCGTTGGCGTATACTTTACGGTGCCAGAAGTCACTTGCGGACTATAACCAATCAATCCCGCGCGCACTGACGGTGCTGATGACAAACCTGAAAAGTCTTGGCTTACTTGTGGTGATTGACCAAAATAAGCATCTTCTGACGCTGCTGCTTGCGATGTTGTCATCGGGGCAAATGCTGCACTTTCATAAGCGGTCTGATTAGCGTCCAAGATAGGCAATATTGTACTCAATGGTATTCTATTTTTTTTGGTTGATGAAACAGAGCCGCCGCCACGTTTAGGCGCTGCGGCTTGCGTAGAACCTTCGGCCTGCTTTGGCATGTAATAGCGTGAACGATTGTAGCCATACGGCGCAATGTTCATTTCATTCAAAACACCTGTTACAGCTTGCGCAGGCAATCCAGCCATAGAACCTTCAAACGGTGAAACAAATGTATCGCCAGCCGCGTTTGCACCGCCGCCGTTGATCATGTCAATGTACCAAGGAACCTCAATACCTGTTTCTTCGTCAATGTAGCCATACCCAAAGTCACCATCATTGTTGATGTTGCCCTTTTCGTTAAAATACTTCATCTGCGTCTTAAACGCTGGGGCTTTTGGATTGTACTTGGGTTTTGCGCTTTGACCACCGCCGCCCTTGCCAGACGATCCAGCTACAGACTTCGGGGCATCACCGCCGCCTGTCGGGTTAAAGCCTGCGGGGCGTAACTTCGGGCGCGGACTAGAACTGCGCGGTTCTGGCTTTTTCTTGAACAAACTCATTTCTTTTTCCCGCCTTTACGGCCTTTTTTCTTGTAACCACACGCCATTACTTTTTCCTTTTAGGCTTTGATTGCGATGCTTTGATTGCTTTTTCAGTGGGCGCGCCCTTCTCGCCCTTCTTGCGCATGCGCTCTCCACTGCCAGCCTTGATGCGCTTCCGCTTCTGGTCAATGTTGTACCACAAGCCTTTTTTCTTGGTGGTTTTCTTTGCCATGCTCAACCTCGCTAGTTAGGCCGACAATAGCACACTAGGCGATCCCCTGCAAATTTCTTCTGATCGGACCTGAACCCCAATCATTAGCCATTCGATAGCCAACCGCGTGATAGCGCATTGCATCAGCGCCGTGCGATGTCCAATCATGCAACGGACGTCCACGCCATGTCTTATTTTTTTCATCATAGTCTTTGCGATACTGGCGCAGCGCTTCGATCCCACGGGCGCATTTCTCAGCATCAAACCAGCATTGCGGCAACAATGATCGCACCGCCTGAATGCCATCGTCCACCGCTAGCTTTGGCGCAATCTCTATTGGGCGAACACCCAGCGCGTCTAGAGTTTCCAAGCGACTGTGGCCCGTGCCTAGTTCTCGCACCTGAACATCGTGCGGCAGAATGTGCTGTTCATACACATAGCCTTTGTCGTTTAGCACCTTGGCGTAATGATCCAGCCCGACACCGCTGTTTTCGTAGTAGTCTATGAAGCGTGTCTCTGCGCCCACTTTCTGCGCAAACCAAATTGCAGTTGCGTCACCCATTCCCAGATCGAAACTTGTAATTACACTTACTGATGGATCGTATGGCACACGGCTTATTCGTCCCTCGGCGGTAAGTTCTTGCATTTCGTGGCCCCAGAACGCCCCTTGTATGGCCGCTTCAAAGCTGCACTCAAATTCTTGCATGTAGCGATCATCGCCCATTGCCTTTCTTGCTTCTGCAAGTTCTTCATCATCAAGGATGCCTGTTTCCGAAGCCTTGTAGAAACCTGTGAACCAATTGGGGTCTGATTGCGCCGCGTCATATATTTCCCAAAACTCATTCTTGCCCTTCGGCGTTCCAATGAAAGTGGCCTTGCCTTTCCTGTCAGCGATACACGGCCTGATTACGGTTGGCCACGCTGATGCAGGGAAATCAGCAGGTTCATCAAGCACAACTGCATCCATGTACAGTCCGCGCATAGCGTTATAGTTATCCGCGCCAAATAAGCGGATGCGCGAACCATTCGGAAAGTCGATACGCAATTCTGCGATGTTTACCTTTATTTCAGGAATGTCTTGCGTGTATTCTAGCAGGTAGTCCCATGCGATAGCCTTTGCCTGCGAAAGATATGGCGCGATGTAAGCCACACGAACGTTTGGCAATTCTACTTCAAAGCATGCGCGGATCAGATCGTTGATTGCCGCAACTGTCTTGCCGAAACGTCTGTGCGCCACAATGACCGCGAAGCGTTCTTTGCGATTGTGGAATGCTTTGACCTGTTCACGGGGTTTATACGCTATCTCTTGCGTTACTTCGATCAGTCTTGCCATTTCAGCTTGACCACATGAACAACATCACCAGCGACCTCTGCATTGACCTGCATGGGCAGAACCTTACCCATCAGCGTCATAAACGACTGTGGATTGGTCTTGGCCTGTATGCGTAGATATGCGGTCATTCCATCTTTACGCGCCTGCTCGACAAAGCGTGGATCGGCCTGATCGCTATTCTCGCCATACAGTTCTTCAACCATATCTTGGCCAGCTTGTTCTGCGGCTAGAATGATGCTGTTCTTCACAAGGCCAGATGTCTTATTGGGAGTGCCTTTCTTGCGGCCACTACCGTCTACTTTAGATCGCTGTTCTACATTTGTTGTCATTGTACCGTCCATAGTGGGTGCGTCTACATGTGGTGTATTATAGTGAAGATGGCACAAATTGCCAACATATGTAATTATAAACTCTTTCCCTATGAAGCTGGCATAAAAAGACCCCCGCGCTTTGACATATGGAGCCTAGTCTACGGGGGCCAGTGAAGTGAGGCAGAAAGAGGCAGGGAGTGACCGCTTTGGCCCGTGATCACTTCCTGTCTATCGTACCATGAATTTACACTTTTTGCACCTTATTGTAAACGTCTGTATTTTGGCGTGGCAGTGTCCACTTATTTATCTCTGCCATGATGACGTTTTCTGTCGCGCCCTCTACGAATGCGATGTCCTTTACGGTCATCTGTATATGCAGCATGCGATTAATGCGTTGTGCTATCTGAGAAGCCCTGTGAGGCCACCTGTAGTTGTAGTCACGCGGTAACGTCTTTGGTGTGCGCGGTTCTTGCTTGCGCTTCTTGGGGGCTACCTCTGAGGCTTCTATAGCCTTTGCTTTCTTGTAGCCTTCCATTTCCCGCTTCATTCGCCACATTGTCGCAGCTTCGCTTTGCGTTGGTGGGCGGCCATACATCTTTGTGAATGTCTCCGTTATGTTTACCATTTTTTTCCTCAAATTGGAACACCAGTGATGTCTGGGTTCTCGTTTTTTTTGTGTTCAATCACGCGCTCCAAATACCCTTTTATTTCTTTCAAGCCATGCTCTGCTGGCATCTGCGGGTTGGCGATGTGCGCGTTGCATAAGTTCACCGCCATTTGCAGATACTTTAATTCCTGATTGCCCGTCATTTTAGACCTTTATCTTTGCAATAAGTTTTTCGCCTTGGACCTTGATGGCCTCTAACTCTTTTAACATCTGCGCATATTCTTTGGCGCGCTGGTTAAATTCTTGCACGACCTCTTGCGAACTGTCGATCCAAAGCTGAACCTCTTTTGCAGCAATCGCGTTTTGCTCATTGCCATCAGGGCCAAACAGTTCATCGCGGATTTGCGACACCCACCCCCATAAGATACCATCGCCCAACGTATCAGCTACTGTTTTGTCAGTCTCGACACCGCGATAGCGCTCGTTTTCTGTATCGTAGACATCTTCTAACAAACCAATGATGTCGCGTTTTTGCTTTTTGCTTGGTTGGCGTAATTCTTGCTCTGCTTGCATTGTAATTTCCTTTTGGAGTTTTTGCGTACATGTTGCACAAGTGATCACCTTGCCTTTAACAGTCCAACCCGCCTTGCGCAGTTGTGTATAAACTGTTTCCATGTTTTTAATCGCGGGCTTGCGACCTGATCCGTGACGCGCCCCTATCTTTGCGGTTTCCTTATGGCATGTGTCGCATGTACACATTGCTTTCTCGCCGCCTTGATCTCTATAACCTTCTATCATTGTAACTTTCCCTTCTCTTTTTGCCCGTAATTGTGTTCTTTCCATGCCAGATCATTTTCGATCATATCTAAAATTGTGCGGACCTCTGGATGCTTTGCACAAACCTTGTCGATTATCTTCATCGCATGATAGTATGCCTCATCTTCGTCCATCATTATTGATACGCGCTCGTAGTGCCAATCTTTCTCTATCAATTCATCATTGACTTCTTTGGCATATTCATCGCTTGCGCGTTTAAGTTCTGTATACATTACCAATACCCCTTCACTGTACCGATTGACCAAACTAGGATCGCCGCCGTAAAGACGATCCCGATAACTACATCTTCCCATGTCCACTTGCCGTAGCGCATTAGTTTGACCCCCATGCAGCGTCGTTAATATCTTCGTCGTACTGACCAGACATGATTTGGTTGAACACTGCCTCTGACAGCTTGTAGTCCGCTTTGCCCTCGACGCGACCACGCGCGCTTTGCAGGTAAACATCGGTTGGCTCAAAATAACCTTCGTCCATGTCTAACACGCCCTCGAATACTAGGGGCAAGTGTGAACCTTTGACGTACAGGTTCATGTTAAAGTGATGTGGTAAACGTCCGCGCATTATGCCTTCTCCCCGTCTAGTGCGTATGCCTTGAAGCCAACACGCTTGTTCAATAGATTGATTGCTGCGTTGAAGCCCAAGTTTTTCTCGACTAGCATCCAAACACGGCGCAGATTGCCTGCCTGACCAACATATTCGTTCTTGATAACAAACACCGCATAGCCACCCTTTGACTTGTCTTGGCCATGTAGCTTTGCTTCTCTACCGAACGCAAAGTAGGCATTACGCTTGCTGTTCTTTTGCGCGATTGCGGTTTTTTTATAAACTTCTGCTGACATCTGATTTCCCTTCATTGTCTATAATACTTATATAATTACCTTGCAGGGTAATGTAAACCCCTAAAATGACCTAAATTGCATTTTTTTTCACACACGCGATACAAACCTTTTGGGTGTATCTAAAACCGTGGTGTTTGATGCCTAGCGCAGTAATGGATGTTGCCGATGGATTTCCGATAGAGCGTGACACACTGCGGTACAAATCGCCCTTGTTTATTTCAGCGCCGCAACAATCGCACTCGTATGCTTTGCGCGCTTTAGTTAGCTTTGGCTCTGACACCATGCGCTCGACCTCAACGCCTTGCTGCCATTTAACCGCCATCTGCATTCCAGCTTCACGCGCTGCTGATGCTTTGACGACCTCGGTATATTTTCCGTCTAATGATGTGACCTTGTAAAACATTTCTTTTCCCTTCGTTGTCTGTACTAACCTTAAATCACACCTTGCAAGGTAACACAACCCCTAAAATGGGGGATCGTCATTTTTATTTTTGGGCATCCAAACGATGTCGTAATCAAACATCGCTTGGATAAACTCTCTGAGGTTAGTGCCGTACATTGTCGGCTGCTTCGTCTAAACGGTTCATCAACACTGCCAGCGCAACGCCTAAATCTTTTAAATCAGCTTGTTCTGCGCACTCGCGGATCGTCTGCCATGCGTGGGGCTTTGTGATGTTACCCTGCGGTGCTGGAGACATATGCGCACCACCATCGGCATCGCGCTCTATTTTCCAGCGCATAGGCTGATCTGGCGCGCATCCTGACCCACCTACGTTGTGTTCGTTTAACCAATCAAGCAACGCCTGCTTATCTGTGGGAACGTCAACCAAGTTGACTTCACCAAACTCGCGCTTGGCCTCTGCCTGTGTGCCGACCCAGCGGCCATTTTGTGTATATAGTTTCATAACGATTTCCCTTCGTTGTTGTGGGGCCGAAGCCCCGTTAATCAAATCAGATACTTTGGACCTGTCCAGTTAATGTTGTATTCACCGAACACGTTACCGCGCGCCTTGTTCTTTGCTGGGCGCGACCAACCTGCGGCCAAAAGAATGTCACCTGCTTGGAATTTCAATTCGTCGTGCATCTGCACAAAACCCCAAACGCTGCCACCGTTGCTCATAGTGATCTTGATGTAGTTTTTGCCGACCTTGTAACCCAAGCCACTGCAAAAGCGCTCTTTCATGTCATCGCGCCAATCACCTTTGCAATAATCTGCTTTGATTGCTTCGATTAGCTTTTCGACTGCTTGTACTAATTCCATAACAATTTTTCCCTTCGTTGTTACAATTATGGTTAAATCACACCTTGCAAGGTAAGTAAACCCTTTATTTACTTTTTTTTCTATTTTTTTTACTGTCGGCCAAAACAGGACAGGTTATGTATAAAGTTGAATTAGAAATATCGGGCCAGCCCCAAGGCAAAGGACGACCCCGATTTACTCGTACAGGCCACACATACACACCACCAAAAACAAAAGAATATGAGGCGCGCATAGCGGCTGCGGCTTGGTCAGAAATGCAACGTCAAAATCTCGACCCTACGGATCGACCTGTAAGCGTTGATATTATCGCCTTTATGAATATTCCGTCGTCTTGGTCTAAGGTAAAGCGCTTAGAGGCAGAGTATGGCGCAATAAGCCCGATGGCCAAACCCGATGCAGACAACATTGCAAAGGCTGCGCTTGACGGGATTAGCGGTGACACTGGCATCATATTTGATGATCGGCAGGTAACTAACCTACGGGTCAAGAAAACGTTTTGTCATCCTGATCGTGGGCCTGTGCTTTACATATCAGTTTCTTGGACTGACCCAGAAGAATAAGACCAATCTGGTCCATACTTTTCACGCCACTCTAACGGCGATTTATGTATAGCCAATTTACTACTGTCCCATAAACCTTGGTGATGACCCTCACAAAGCGGGATCGCAGTTGCATCAGATCGTTTTCTAGTTCCATGGCGATCATGGATAGGGTGATGGGCGGTGGTTGGCGATCTTTGTATTTCACCAAACTTGCGACAAATGCAGCACGGGCGCTCTCGCACCTTGTCCAAATACTTTTCATCTTTTTTGCCCTTCGGTTGTTTTAGCCCTAACGGGGGCTTACCTGCTAAATTCGTCAAGTGGATCGTATCCTATACCCTCGGCCAGCTTGGCCATTGCCATATCAAAATACTGCTGGAACTGCGCTTGATCCATCTTGTCGAACGCAATGCTATCAGGGATACGCACAAACGATCCGTCCAGCGCTGAAAAGTGTGATCGCACATATCCACATGCCAGTTTTAATTCGTCATGCAAATGATGTTCTGTCGGCCACTTACCAGTTGCTTTTGCCACTTTGCGAAGAATAGACCAGTACATATTATGCTGCGGGTTTGACCTTTGCTTTGTAGCTATGAGGTTAAACAGTGCGCCTTGCGCATAATCTTCCATGCGCTCGGCGTCATACTGCGATACAGGGATCAATCGCCCGTTCGATAGTTGGACCTGTAATTTATGCAAAGTCCCACGCCTTTTGATCTTCTTCGTCTATATCCCACGGATCACTTTTTTCATCTTCAAAGTATGAAACGCGACGAACTTTAGTTTTGAAAAAACCATCATACTGAGGATTGTCTTTCATAAACTTGCGCGCGTAATGACTTATCCAACCATCACTAATTTTAAATTCGCTGTCGAACTCTCCAATCGCACTATCCCAACGGATGCGATGAAAGATTGCTTTTGCAGAAAAGTATTCTCTGTGTAACGCGACTTGCTTTGCATACTTAGAAAACGCTGCATAAATATGCGGATTTTTTGCATGATGCAGTTCGAAGTTTTCTACCGTAAATTCACCTGTTGCTTTCATTGTTTTTTCCCTTCAATTTGCGAAACCCCTAAAAAGGGATTTCGTCGTCCATATCTGCCATTGCTGGCTGCGGATTTGTTGTGTGTTCTTCACGCGGCTTGCCACCACCCATAAGCGATAAATCGGCTGCGCGGATCGACAGGTAAGTTTTGCCGTTGTATTCGCGCTGCTTTAGTTCGCCGCTTACACAAACCTTTGTGCCTTTGGTCAAATACTGCGCTACTGCGCTGCGGTGGTAGGTGACGTCAAAGAACATCACTCCTTTGTTTTGCCCATAACCGTCGTCAACTGCGACAGAAAAGGTTGCAAACTGCCTGCCCTCGTTCTCTTGAACCTGACAGTCTTTGGTAAGACGCCCTGCGATTGTACATACTTTCATACCATTAACTCCACTTTACGTTTATCATGTGCTTCGACCATGCGTTCATACTGCGCCTCGGTCAAGTCAGGGCTGTTGATCAGCTTTTTGTACTTCGCTTCGGCTGCTGCAAAGCGCTGATTGTCACAATTCTCGTAGAATTGCAGCATAGCATCCACGCGATCCTCTAACGGCATTTCCATCTTTGGTGCGCTTGTTGGCTTTGGTGCGGCCTCTGATGCCTTAATCGCCGCTTCTTTACGCTTTACACCATCCATTTCGTTTGCCGATGCATACTGACCGCCATGCATACCCATAGAAGCCAATGCGCGCCCGATTGCAGATGTCTCGCAAACCTCAACTGCTGATGTGCGTGTAATCTGTGATGACCCACGGATTTCTTCGGCCAAACCTGAACCGACGATAAAACCGTCTTTGTCTTTAACTGTAGCCTTGACCACAACCGTCTGACCGTCATTGTGAATGATGTCAGTGTCGATACCGTATTCACCACCGAATACCATGCGGAATGCTTCGACGCGCTTCGCAACCTCTGTATATTGCTTGCCGCCGCGCTGCGTGACGCCGTGGGACTTGTTTAAGTCCGCTACGACATCCATTGCTTGATGAAACTTGTTAGTCATTTTTATACCCCTTCGTATTCTGCCTTGCGGGATAAACGACCCGCAGCGTTGTTGTCGTTATATTCACGGCAAATTTCTTGTGCCATTTCTTCTGACGCTACATCTTTTGCGATATAAGTTTTTGCGCCAACGTGTGGTTCCAGACCGTTTGGCCAGTCTGGATTGTCGCGCCACCAAGTGCGTGTAAAAACATTATACATTGTATGTCCCTTCTTTTTGCTCTGCAATGCCAGCGTCGATTGCATCATAGATGATGTCCCAAACGTGTGTTGGAACCATGTCTGACAATTTGTTGCTTGCTGGATCGCTAGTTAGGCAAACTTTGTGGTTATACTCGTTAAGCGCTCTTGCGACTTTTGCGTGTACAACAATATTTTCTCTGATCTGCATGTTTTTTCCCTTCGTACAGAATTTGCCCTTGCGTTGTGACAGAGTTTATGAGATAGGTCAAGAAGAAAATAACCATACGGGGTAAAAAAATGGACTGCCAAAAAGAACACATGATGACATTCGACAAGTTAAAATGTGAATTAGCAAAGCATAATTTACGCAAAGTCGCGCGTGAAACGGACCTGCATTATAATACGGTCTATCGCTTTATGAATACAGAGAAAGACCCAAAGTATTCGACAATGAAAGCGTTGTCAGATTATGTAGAGGGATCGCTATAAGAAAGAACCGCCCCATTTGGGACGGTCCTAACAAGAGATAAAACGTCTGGGGCAGTGAAGGGAAAAAGAGGCCCAGACGATACGAAAACAATGCCGCTGACAAGGTTTTGCCCTTTCTTGTTAGCATGGCACAACATTTAGGGCAAGAGGGACAAAAAAATGTCGCACTATATGACAGCTTTAGCGATGAAACAAAAAGGCTTAAAACCAGCAACTAAGATTGTGTTGTATTGGTTAGCCGATTGCCACAACCAAGAAACAGGTAAATGTTTTCCTAGCATTAATCACCTTGCAAGCGTCTGCGAAATGTCACGCAGATCAGTTGAGGCTCATTTAACAGTCTTAGAACAGTTAGGATTGATTAAAAGATTTAACCAATTCCGTGACCGTGGGGGCAAGACTTCAAATAGTTACGTCTTAGAACTTATAGGAACTACTGAGCATAATAGTTCGACGGACACCGATACGCAAAATCTGCGCATGGTATGCGAAAAATCTGCGCATGGGGATACGCAAAATCTGCGCATGAATAACCTTGGAATAAATAACCTTGGAAAAGAAACTAATTTATCATCATCTAAAGATGACGGTGTTGATTATTACTTTGATCAATTATGGCATGATTACCCACGCAAGGTTGGCAAGGCACAAGCCAAGAAAGCATTTAAGACAGCCTCTAAGAAAATAAATTTCTATGACCTATTGCCAAAATTTGAAGCATATGTTTTAACCTTGAAGGGTAAAGAAACACAGTATATACCGCACCTAGCAACATGGCTAAACGGTGAACGCTGGAAAGATGAAGGGCAATAAAATGACTTTTGAAGAACGAATGACCGCAATTCGCAGTGAACTTGTTGGGATGATGACATTGTATGTTGTTCCAAAGCACTTGGATAATGATAACAAGGTACGCCAAGAAATTGAGGGCATCGCTCGTATGGTAAACAACAAGTTTCCAAACGACACTACATTGGATCACATTCGCGGCACAATGGAACGCGCTGCGATTAAATTAAAAGAAGCGCACACCTCGCGTACATGGCCAACAGGAAAAGACATTGGCGCTGCTGTCTCTAAATCTATGACAGGGACACGTTCTACAATGCCTGTAAACAAAGGTCCGTGGAAACCTGACACGCTTGCTATAAATGCAAAGCGCATTAAGGCTGGCGAACCAGTAGGCGAAACGTACCTTACAGGGAAGCTGGCTGAACGCATGGTAAATCAGGGTTTAGTGACCGAAGAAGAAATTGCACCTTACCTTGTGTATTTAGATGCGCATAAAAGAATGAAGGGGCAAGACAATGTTTGAGTATTCTATGAAAACAGTGCCTGAACAAAAGAAGTGCCATGAAGTTTTCTACGGTGGTCAATTGATTGGCATGATCAATGAAACAAAAAACATGGGCGTTATAGGAACGTTGACGGTGCAAACAACACGCGACAATGGCGATGTCGTTTCTGTTACCAGAACACTAGATGATCAAGGAACGGTGCCGTTGTGTTTTGCAAGAATGCAGCGCCACCATGAAGATATAATTGAAAACTTGATAGTGTGATCGTGTGGGCGGTTGCTTGGTGTCGGGATAAGCTAGGGGATTACCAACAAAAACTGGGTAATAAACCGCCCACCGCAACAAGATAACAAAACGGAAAGTGAGTGCAATGGAATTTTTTTATGCCTTGATGGTAACTTACACATTGAGGGGGATTGACATAAAAACATATTTGATTTTGCCAGATCGTGAGGCTTGTCAAATAGCGATCCGCGATAATGAAGATATGTACAAGTATTTCAACGCAGATAGTGATGTTGATATGTACTGTATACGCACCAACACCCTATCCAGATCAATAAAACCTAAACTCAGACCATAAGTTCGAAATGTGGGCCATCAAGAAATGGCCTGCGCGACTGTGAACGTCTAAGGTCAATGTAGGCGTTCATAGCATCCTCTGCCGAACCAGCATAATCAGTGATAGAACCCTCTGACCACGCAGCGCCCCACTTGATTTTACATCCAACTTCGCGCGCTGCCGCCGCCATCGCATCGCAAATGTCATCGTACATGTTCAATTCCCAAACGGGCGACGAACCATCATACGCAACCAAATCGACAGCATGTGACATGCCATCAGATTGCGGAATGTGTTTACTTTTCATCGTCTGACTGCGGCCTGATGCGACTAAACGCTCTTGCTCTTGAACGGTTCTTAAACCACACGTTACGCCAAAGTCAATTTTCGTGCGCTTAATGGCCATTTTCACAGTGTCGGCCATTGCTGGGTGTACACCCTCTAAACGGCCAAGGCTACGGGTTGATAAACTAAACGTCATTTTGTAACTCCCTTAAACTTTTCAAAGGTGCGCATCCCACCTAATCCTAGCATACCCAACAACACTGTCATCAGGCTTTGCATGTCAAACTCTGGCAATGGTGGGTGTTGTAAGTCAAACCACCCTGTCACAAAAAGTGTGACGGGCAATCCCAAGAAATGCCAAAACAACGCTAAACCGCAGGTCCATCCAACAAACGGACGCCAACCTGCTATAAATATGTTGCGTGACTTAGCTTCTTCTTTGTTTATCTCTATCTGACCACGCGCCAACTCTTGTGCGTGACGCTCTGCCATTGTTGCGATTTCGTGCGCAAGTTTGGCCTTTTGGTCTTTATCCTCAACAACTTTGTCAAGAATGTTGCTTACTGGATCAACCAGCTTTCCCAACAAATCAAGCATTACACCATAACCCCCTGGTACAGCGTCATTTCAACGCCTAGAATAATCTCTAACAGCTTCACAATCACATGCGTTAGTAACTGTTCACCTGACATCTACATTTTCTTTCCGCGATACGTTGGCTTCCATTGCGTTGAAACCAAAGTATGCTGCCACAACACCGCTTGCACCAATTACATAAACACTAGCAATGTCAGTAATTAGTTCTGCGGCGCGATCTAAGCCCACCCAGACAGCCAAAAAGATAACTAGAGGGTATACCAGCATTCCAGCCGTACACGCTACTGTGAGCCGCCTCTGCGTGTCTCTCTTAGCGTCTTGATCTTCCATGCGCCTGCGACGATCTTCCAACATGATCTCGCGTTCATCAGGATCAATCTTTCCGTTTCCGTTTAGATCGTAGTTTTCTTTCTTCATCATACAACCTTTCGGCTATCCGCTTATGGCTAGTAATTATAAGCACTTTTCCATCTTTGTATACACACCAAACATTCCGTTTAATTTCTATCAACTGCAAAACAGGTGACCGCTTGCCCGACATTCTTAACCATCACCTCTGCCTTGACCTTTGCCCTGTTGCAATGCGCTTCCGTACCGAATGATCCTAGCTGATAATATTCAAACTTATTGTCTATGAAACTAAGCCAGACAAGTATCCACATCACCAACGCCCTTGCGCAGTCCCGACCAAGAAAATGATGCCGCCTAAAATACCCGCGCCAAGAACAGCTATGATACTGCCCACAATCCAACTCATAATTGCGTCAATAGCCTCTTGCTTGCGGTATAGCTGTTCTTTGCGTTCCTTGCGTATCTGACCCTCTAGCCGCACTAATTCTTCCCAGTGCGATGGCCCCCAGTATGCAGAAATATACGATTTCAATTCTGACCTTAGATGGTCTGCCTGCTTCTTTGCGGTAAAGGCTTCTAACGCCTCTGCCTCTACAGACCCACGCATCGTCTGCCACAGCGATGGCTTTTCTTTGGCTTTGCTTTCTAGGTAGGTAATATCTGACATTGCAGAGGCCCACTTGGAAAGCTGCCCCGCACAGTCTTGAATTTCACGCCCTGTGGAAATCATGGTTTTCAGCCCATTAAACGCCACATTCGCCGCTGACAGTGCCGCGCCTATGGTAATGGGATCGGGCATCTATTTGTTCTCTATATACTCGCGGATATGCTTTAGGTTTTCGTCAATACGCCCCAGCATAACAGCGTGGTCATTCACACGGTTTTCCAAAACTTCTATGTCGTTTGTGTTGCGTCCGATGTTATTGGTATTCATTTCAATTGTGTTTTGCGCATCCGCAATAAGCCAACCCAAGATGAAAGTTTGCGCCACTATGCCAACCAAAAAAGAAATAGGAATAGTCTTGGACAAATGCCAATTCTCGTTTGCCATGTGTTGTTCCTCAAAAACCATTTGCAATCAACTTGCCAAAATCACCACTCATTAATTTCTTTTTAACATATTCTGCAAACTCTTGCGACCCTAGTTTCAAACCGCTTTCTTTCATCCACATTTCGATAACAACAAACGGCACGGAACCAGCCAAACGCATGTCCGCACCAACCTTGTGACCGTCAATGTTGCGTTCTTTGTTAAAATCTAAAATGTCTTGCATGTCCTGTGAACGATTAACAATCAGTTTGTTGTCCTCGACATGATAAGTAGTATCTAAGTAATTACGCATTTTTCTTTGGCCTGCCGCGTTTCTTGGGTGCTTTTCCACCTTCCCACGCTTCGTTTACATTTGGTGTTAACGGATCATCAGCTTTTAGTTTGCCCTTGGCATCACGCGCACGTTTCGGCGCGGCTTTCTCCTCTTGCGCAAAACCGTTTGCAATCATTGCTTTTGCTTCCGCTGTACTGACTTCTACTACGTCACCTTGCTCGGCTCTTTTACCATCAACAAAGGGACGTCTATCTGTTGTGATTTTTATTTTCATACCAAACCCCTGTTAGAGAAGGGGGGCCGAAGCCCCCGATCTATTAGCTTATGTCTGCGATAACGCCGTGTGCTTTCTCGGAAGTAACCTGTAGGCCATATTCCGCAGAAATTAGACGACGCTCTGACAAACCGTTTTTCGCCAATGGTTCTTGCTTTGCAGTCTGTAGGTAAGCAACAGATGCATAGTTTGGATCAAGAACAAACACATCGCGTGAACGGATATGTCTTGCAGGTACAATTTGCAAAGTTCCAAAATCGGACACATAAATATCGACAGCGGCTGTCAATTTTTTTCCGTCCACTTCTTGGAATTTTGTCGCGTTACCTGTGAAACCAGAAATCGTTTGTTTTTGTGATGATCCACAAAGAACGATTGTAGGCTCTGCACCTTGATCCCAACAATCAGCAATCACACCTTTCAAAAGTGCTTCTGTGATTGCGCGTGTTGTGCCATCTGTAGCTGCTGCATCTGGATAGCCTGCTGAACCTGTGCCAGATGTTGTACCATCAGCACCACCAGTTCCGCGTGAAGCGTTGGTTGTCAAAAATGCAGGTAGACCTGCTGTTTGACGCGCTGTTGACGCTGTACCTGCTGATGCAGATACGTTGTCCAACAACATTTTTTCCATGTCGCGCTTCATTTCTGACAACTTATACGCAACCTGCTTCGCAACAGTTTGTGCATCGGCAACACCATTAACCGCTTGGTTAGTGGATGAAACTTCTACTGTTTTTGTAGAAATCTGTGTGTAGTTACCTTTGCGAACCGCGTTTGTTGGCGCTGAGTTAGTTGCAGCGTCACCCTCCACGGCGCGATTGTCTGCGGCGGCTGCCAAATCTACTTCGCTCCATTCAAAGTAGGTGTTGTCAACGTTGCGTGTTCCGATTGTTGACATGAAGATTGTTTCTGTTGGCGAGATAGACGCCAACGCATCTGACAAATCTTCACGAATTGTAGACACATCATATGTCTGGTTTGTATTTGCATTTACAGCCATTGGACTGATCCTTTCTTAGCAAAAGATTTATGATAGCAAAAAGTTGGCGACATCATCTATGCTGCCGTTTTTTTGCATCGTTGCCTTGGCTTGCTTGCGTTGACGCTGTTTGTCGGTTTGTACGGACTTTTTAGCAGATGGCTTTGCAACAGGCGGCTTGTCTGCCACCTTTGCTTTTGCTTGATCTTTGCGCGCTACAGCTTCACGATAACGTAAAGCATCACGCAAAATAGCAACTTCCTCTGCCGTTTGGACCGTTTGCAGCATTTCATCTGTGAGATTGTAATGCTTCTTGGCCTTAGTGGTGATGTCTAACATCAAGGCATCACGTTTAACGGGATCAGCAAATTCAGGCATCCATTCGGCAAGTCGCGCAGCTTCTTGTTCTAGTCGCTGTGCCGCTTGCTGTTGTTCTGCTTGCATTTGACGGGCATTCAAGTTTTTTGCTTGTTCTACCCATTCTGCCCGTTTGTCCATCGCACGACGATATTCGGCTTCGGCCAGTGTAAATCCGAAAGGGTCACTTTCTTTAAGTTCCTCGGATGGATACTCTGGTAAGGGTGGAATACCATCAGTGGTCAACCGTTGCATCATTGCTTGCAACTCTTGGCGTTCTTGAGCAACCTGTTGGCGCTCTTGATTAGTGGTCTGAATTAAATTTTCGACCGCCTTACGGGCCTCGGCGTTTTCAGCCATGCCCTTTTGGATATACTTTTGCCCTGAGTAACCACGGGTAAGTTCTTCTAAGGATACCTGACGTTCTTCACCATCGACTTTGACGGTGAACGTTTCGGCTCTTACTTCGACTTCGGGTTCTTCAACCTCAATATCCTCAACATCATCATCAAACACAAGTTCATCGTCGGATGATGTATCGACGTCATCCTGACCCTCTGCGTCCGCTTCCATAGCTTCAGGCTGTTCGTCAACAGTTTCCTCAACTACTTCTTCTGCCGCGTCGTCAGAATTAACAGGTGCATTCATAATCAAGTTATCGGCAATGGCACCAATATCATCGCCGTTGAGTGGTTCAGTCGTTTCCACGGTGCTGTTCCTTCCGTTTTAGGAGCAATGTCACTGCATCTACATCAGCTTTTAACATATACTCTATTGCATTAAGCGCGCGCAGTATTGCGTGTGCTTCTTCACGACCCTCGACGTCCGAAGGTGCGCTGTTTGCAAAAACGTCTTTTTGACGCTCCCGCAAATCTTTTAGGGTGTCTACGAAATGATCATTGTTTAGAAGCGCTTTTGATCGCGCTGCTCTAATTTCAATATCCACCCTGCATTCCCATCATCTGTGCGTTATGTTCACGAATTGCGGCTTGTTCTTCTTTGACCTGCTGAACATCAACTGCTGTACCGTATTTGCCAAGTATTTCGGCAACTTTAACTGCTAAGTCTTGCACCATATCATCGCGCGCTAAATCGTCATCCATTGCTAACTTATGCATCTTATACTGATTATCTAGCTGCGCTTTGGCCATATCAACTTGCGCACGGGTTTGTGCTTTCATTTGCTCTGCCTGCATGAATGCTGCATTTGGATCAGGCAGTGGCGGCTGCTGTGCTGCTGCTTGCTGTTGAGCCATCATCATTTGCTGCTCAATTTCTGGCGACATTGGCAAGAAATAACGTTCTGAATTTCTAATGCCACCTAACGCAAGCATATCGGCCATTGTGTTACGCAATTGGGTCAACGTGACGATACCGTTCATGGGACCATATGCTTGATAAATTTGCTGCTGAATTTGGAATGCTTGCATCAATGCCGCTGCGCGTTCGTTTTCGCGCCCCGTACCAATGCCAACATTTACGATCAAATCCATTTCAGGATCAAAACTAGATGGATCGACAGGAACATATTGATTGTTCAATCGTGCAATTTCTTGACCATCAATATTTTTAATTGCCAAGTCCAAGATGATTTTGAACAAACGGCGCATACCACCTTCCGCAATGTTGCGCGCGATGACTTCGGCTTGTCCTGTCTGACTTTCCATAGAAGCTGCAACGCTTGTTGCTGTTGCACTTTTTAGAACATCTGGGTCTAAACCTTGCGCCATCTTTGAAACGCCTGTCTTGTTATCGACAAGCTGATCAAAGTATTGCAAAGCGGGAAGGGTGGAACCAGCCGTAAACGGTACAGTCATTTCACCGACTGCGCCCATTTGCTTAACTCTGACAATACGTCCAATTTCATTATTCAAAAGGTCATCAACGTTTGCTTGACCATCGACAATCTGCAAGGCTGGGTTGTTTGTTAATGCCACGTTATCCAAAACGCCGCGCAACATCGCTGTCGCTGCATCTTGATCGTGCATCACTAGATCAACAAGCGATGTTCCGAAAAATGCGTGTGGTTCTGGATCAACCTCAAAAATGGCATATGGTGCCATGTCTGCTTCATAGAAGTTGAGAAGTTTGTAACCAGCACCCGCACACAAAAATTGGTACAGGCATGGCTTTCCAGTTCCTTCAATGTCTAATTCCATAAAGGCTGTTGTCACACTAACCTTGCGCGATGATGTGCTTTCGTTTTCATCATCATCTTCATCTACTGTGTAGCCACGACGTTCAAATTCTGCTTCATCATCCATCGCAGAATAACGACCACCATCAATGTCTAGCAATTCGTCTAAGTCAAATCCCATTAATAGCAAATCAGCGATACGCATTTCTGTTGTATGACCAATAATATAGAAGTCATCTACGGAACGTGCGTTGCGATCTACAAAGAAATCTTCTGGCGGTATGCTTTCAACCTTGATGTCGCCTTTCGTAATTGTGCGCGCAATGCGTACATCGTGCATTGGCATCTCTACCTCAACACCAGTTTCATCAATGGTTAGCGATGCTGTTTCAGTGTGTTCGATTACTTCAACGTCATCTTCTTCAAGCAACAACTGCATTGCATCATCAGTCAAACCTGTGAACGTGTGAATTTCTTTTTCTTCACGTTCATCGTAGTACGCTAGTGCAATACCCGCTTTTTTAACCATCGCATCCTGTAAAACATCATTAAGAATGCGGTATCCGTCTTGTTGCTGAAACTTATAACCGATGTAGCTTGTCATTTGCTCTGCCAAGGCAACATCTTCTGCGTTACGGGGCTGGAACTCTACAAACTTATCGTTGGTCAAGAATATGCGCTGAATGCTTGGCTTAATACCTCGCACAACTTCACGGCACTTTGTCGCCACAACTTTGCTGCGACCTTCTTCGTACCCTATGTCAACCTCGCCATCAAAGTAGCGCTGGGCCTTTACACGTTGTGGGGAAATTTCCCCTTCAATAAAGTCCACCGCGTCCATGATTGCTTTGGAAACGATACCCTCTATTTCTGTGCGACCAAGTTTTTCAAGTTTCATGTCGTTTCCTTATTGTAGACCGCCTGATGCCAAATACTGCATTAAGCTGCGCTGAACCAAACCTTCGTCAAGTTGCCCTATCAACTGATTACGCAGATACGCTTGACCCGCTGGCGTTGCCATCGCCCTGTTTCTTACTGGAATGCCTGCCATACCAAGCGCTGCGCCGTACAACGCTGCATTATTCCCTACTGGGCTTCCAGAAAGAACATCCATCGCCGCTGCGCCCATTGTCCCTGCACCTACGGTTGGTGCTTGTGCCATCAAGCGCTCTGCTGTGTTTGACGTCCCTTGTTGTTTCAATGCCAACTGACCTGCTTGTGCAAGTTCTGTCAGATCATTTTTGCCAAAAACATGCGCTCGTTTGCCAAATGTACTTTTTGCACCCTGCGCCAGTGCTGCGGGGGTAATTATTGCTGTTGCTACATTGTCACGTTGCGCAAGTGCGCTTTCTAACGCTAGGAAATCACGATATTCTTTATTTGCATTCACCCAGCGTGTTTTGCTGTCTTTAGGCAATGCTCTGAAAATAATATCTTTAATCACTGGCATCATTTCGCGCGCAGCTACACCAGTTTCATCACCTCTGCGCGTAAGCGGATTTAGTGTTTGATGTAGGTATCGGATTTGCTCTGTACTAATAGGCTTGCCGCTTTTGTATGACCCCGCAACTGCTTCAAAAGCCTGTTGAAATACAGGGGATCGCAACATTTCTGATGCCTGCCCCTGATAACGCTGCAACACGCGCGCTAAATCTGCTGCATCTTCAAGTTTAACCTTTGGCTGCACCGCGCCGATTGTAATGTCTAGGTCATTGCCAATCCGACGATAAGCTGCTTCCATGTCATTGCCAAGGTTATCAAACTTTGTCACACCGATGCGTTTTAGCGCCGCCCTAGTGAAATTACGCAGCGCCTGTTCTTGCAGCGCGCGCCCTGCGTCTGATCCTTCTTCGATCAACATTGCTGATTTGCTTCCCGTTGCCTGACCCGCGCTAGGAAAAACACCTTCGTCATTGAGCAACTTTAGTGCTTTTTTAGTTTGGCCTGTGATTTCACCGCCTGATGGTGAGATTAACCGCTTATATAGGCTTGGCGTCAAAACCATTGCAGCAATTTCTGCTGGCAACTTCATGTTTTCGGGCAGGTTAGATTGTTTTATGGTTTCTACCGCTGCGGCGGGAACTAAGGCTTGCGCCACTTTGCGACGACCAGCACCGATTGCAAATTCTCCACCCGTTTGCAAGACATCGCCTGCAAAAGATTGCGGATCATAATTATACAACTCTGGCGCTGCTTGTTGTGCCGCCTGCGATGCTGCACCTGAATACTTGCGAATATCTCCAATGATTGGCAGTGCTTCCATACCAGCCGTAATGCCTGACATAAAATCACTGCTCGGCGCTTCGCCCGTCAAAAACTTTGTTCCAGCTTCGATGCCTGTTGTTGCAAGCTGTGCCGCATCGGCTGGAAAATCTGCGGTCATTGCCCCGCCACGATATAAACCAGATGCTAGACTTGCCGCCAAATCAGGTGCTTGTCTTGCGGCCTCTGCTATGGCACCGCCTTTGCGCTCTGACAGAGGTACATCTTTTATTGGTGTCGGATCAGTGTATTCAAAGCGCTTTTCTAATGCTTGGTTGAATTGATTTACTGCTTTGAAATTACCATCTTTCATGGCTTGTTCACGTTTTTCTAAAAGCAATTCGAAAGGTGCTGTTTCCAACGTGTATTTTTTTTCATCAGCCATCAGTCACCTATAAATAATCGTTTGCATCAGGGAAAAGTGGGTTTTGCTCTGCCCATTCCTGTATGTACAATTCCCAATCGCTATCTAGCATTGTTTTGCCTGTACGCTGTTTCCATTTGTACATTTCGTTAGATGTGGCAATGTCGCGTTCTGCTAGTTTGCGGCGCAGTTGCAGCAATAGGGCAATACCTTCACCGCTGTTGTTTAGGTTTTCAACGGTGTTATTGATGAATGTAACGTCGGCGTTTGAAACACCTGTACCCAGTGAGCCGCCCAAGCTGTCAAGAACCGATTTATTCGCAAATGCTTGGAACGCTGTTTGTGATGCAATGTCACTTTCGCCAATCCCAAGTCTTTCTAACAACTGTGATGCATTGTTAAACAACGCTTGGCCCGTGCCACTTTGGAACGCTGGGTCTTGAATTAGGTTTTCTTGTATCTGTATCGTGCGCAATGTTGACCGTGCATTTGATCCCGCATCCATGATTTTAATTTCACGGTCTGCCGCAGCACCGCCAATTTTCTTTTGGTATTCTTTTTCTGGGCCTTGAACTGTCACAGACGGGCCTGCGCCGCCCACTTGCTTCACGCTGCCATCTGACCCGATTTGATACAGCTTATCGGCAGGCAAACCAGAACCCGTTGCTTGATTAAGTTCTGCACCTGTCATCGTGCGGTATGTTGTCTTACGACCAGCTTGCGCGCGCGCCAAGGCCATACGCATGTTCATTTCTTTTTGCATACGATCATTGGCTGCGACTTCGTTCAAGTAACCAGAAAAACCACCTTTTGCGTCTAGCGCACCGCTTCTGATACCTTCGATGTACTTTTGTGCTACTTCATCACCAGCATCTGCGCGCTTTTGTAGTTCATCCATTGTCTTATTGCGGCGCAAAGATGCTAACTGCGATGCGCCTTGCTGTCTGATCTGCTGGCCCATTCTAGCCTGCGGCATAATCAATGCATCCAGACCTGCGCCGAAGCGTTGTACAGGCGTCAATCCATCGTCGTCGCTTACTGTTCTTAACTTGTTGAATAAACCACCGATCATAACGACGACCCCTTAAAACATGCTTGCGCCAAGCTGTAAGTAATTAAACAACCCAGGGTTGAAAGAACTTGATTGACCTTGAACATTAGGCACACCTGTTAGCGTTCCAAGTAACGTTTGCAGTCCTTGTGCTGGCGCACCTGTGTATCTCTGGAAGCCGCCACGCGCCTGATCAATCAACTGTTGTTGGATTTGACGCTGCATTGCACCTTCACGCGCTTGCTGCTGCTGGATTTGCTGACCGTAACCGAATGACTGACGACCAAGGTTTCCTAGCTGTGAAGCTGCTCCTAGACGCTGTTGTGCGCCTTGTAGACCCGCCATCTGGTTCAACTGCTGCGCTGTCATGCCAGCTTGTGCGCCAAACTGTGATGCTGCGTTCTGTGCTGCTGCTTGGTTTTGTGCCGCTGTTAGTGCAGTGTTAAAACCTTGCTGGCGAAGTTGTCCTATCGTGTTTGCTGCTTGCTTGCCATATCCCAAACGTGTCTGCGCCTCTGCAACGCCTTGGCGTGATCCACCAAATGCATTTGCCGCTGTTGCTTGTGCGCCCATCTGGTTCAAAGCAATATCTTGTGCTTGCCCGATGTCTGCCAGTGTTTGTTGAACAACTTGGTTTTCGTATGGGTTTTGATAACCAGCCATTAACTGTGTCGGATCGGCTGCTTGGTATGATGTTGCTTGCACCTGTGAGGGTTGGTAGGTCATACCAGCCGCTGTGCCTGCCAGTGCGCCTTGTTGCGCTCCCGATGCCTGTGCAAACGGGTTGGCTGTCATTTGTGGATTTGCGCCTGCGCCCATGTTACTCTCCTACTTACCGCGACCACCGCCCTGCATTTCCAAGGCTACTGGTTGATTTTGAGGCGCTCTTAAACCGATTTCGCCTGTGTCGCTAATTCCGAAACTTTCAATATAATCGCGCTGCCCTTGCGGAACGTTACTTATCATCTGATCAATCATTGGCTGCGCTGAATAACCCTGTATGCCACCCATGTTTTGTACTGGCGGCAGATAGCTAGATGTATCGACTGTCGGCATTCCAAAAGATTGTGCTGCCATGTTTGTATATTGCTGAGAAAGTTGCTCTTGCGGTGACAGTGCTGCAACCGTAGGTCCGCTTTCAGGAATATATGTACTCATAAGGGGCGTTAAATCACGACCCATTCCAACGCCTTGCTGCAATCCCGTTTCAAACCACTTTGGCAGTGTGGCTTGCGTTGATTGTGTGCCGCCCTTAGACATTTTCAATCTCCTTGTGGAAACTTACATGCTGCAATTTCCAACCGTTTTCCGTTAATGGTTTTTTCCATCCTAACCGACCTGTCATCATTCCACCAGTGCAACCGTGCGATTTCGCCCACTGCCCTATGTCATGCTCCATGTCCATTATCTGATCCAATTCACCACCAGCAAGGAAAATGTTTATAACCTTCTTTCTAGGATATACCACAATTTCCGTAACTATGCACCCCCTTGGCGCTGCCCACAGTTGCATCTTGCTAGACGCAATCCCTGCAACAATGTCATCCCATTCATGCGTACCGTTGCAATGCACTAATGCTGCCTCAATCCAAGGCTTGCATCTTTCTAGGTCAGGGCTAAGTTTCCAGTGTTTCATCCATGCACCCGTGTGATTGCAAGCGTTGCCGCTGGCGTGTTTGGTGCAAATGCTTGCGTAAATGCTTCTAGCGTTCCGTTGGTGCTATCCACCGCTGTCATCGCTTCCAAGTAATCACCAGCGTTTACGTCAAACTTTGCAGAACGTGAAACAACTAGCGTTGCGCCATTCTGGTGCAAGCTGTTCTTCATTGTGGTATTTGGTACATCTGTGCCGTTGATTGCCGCCCAGAAATAGAAGTTCACCGTGCTAGATGACGTTGAGGTAATCTGCGCAGAAAACATCAAAAGGTATTCGCCAGCTTGATCAAACACAATCCGCGTAGGGTTTGTTGCGTCCTTGCTTATGCCTTGGCTACTTGTTGGATCGTCAAACAAGATCGCAATGGGCGATGATCCGCTTGGATAAGTTAGCTGAGAAGAACGCACAAAGTTAGCATGCCCATCCTCTAAAACGATCTGCACAAATGCGCCATTCTTGGATACAACGGGATACCCTGCATCGTCATCCCACAAGATAACGCCGTTTTCTGATGGGTTGTCGTCTGCTGTCTTGAAGTACAAGCGTGGAAGCTGCCTGCGCAAATATGCGGTAAGGTTATTGCCCCAAGCCTTAATATTGTCGCCAATCGGGGGTAGGACGGGTGCTGCCATTACCTACGCCCACCCGATTTTGCATCTACCCGCATTGTGCCAACACGCCACGCTGCGTAAGGTGTGTCACCCTCTACACGCATTCTGATCTGGCGACCTGAGAAGCGCACGGCAGTTGGGCTAGACGGTGTGTAAGGCCCATGCGTGTATTCTGTGTCGTTGGGGTAGTATCTGCTTTTAAACGTAATATCTACATCGCCCTGCGTCTTTTCATCAGGGATCAAGTCTGTGACTTGCATGATGTTATCGCCGTTACCAATGCTGATCGGGCCGCTTTCCGCGAATACAGATTGCTCTGTGCCAGCAACTGCATAAGATAGGCCCACTTCATGGTCATACATTGCACCGTCTGCACTCATAAGCATTGGGTATTCAAACACGCCGCGTGGCGCACCAGAAGTACGAGATAGGTTACCAATTAGCCAATGGTTTTCTTTGTAATCTAACGCGACATAACGATCTATTTCTGTGCTACTAGATGAACAGTAGAACCACCAGATTTCTCCAAACTGACCGTTTGTGAACGCCCATGTTTTGCTTTTCTGTGAAGTATTTATGTCGCTAAACACATAATCGTGAACATCGCACGGTATTTCAGAAACCAAGTTACCGTCAAAGCGAAAGAACCCACCGTTGCCCATCCAAAACACGCCCATATCAACGTCTGCCGCTGCTTTGCGGGAAATGATACCACATGCAGTGCCAACACGTTCAAAACCGTAAACATATGGTGGGCCGATGTAACGTGCTGTGTGTGCATCAATATCAGTAATAATTAGCGTTTGACCGCGTGTACGCATTGCCGCTTCAATCTGACCTGACGTTTGTAGTTCAATGTCACCAGCTTCATTTGTTGCTGCGGGTGTCCATGTTGTATTATCTTCACGGTCACACCACTGCACCTTGCGTGGGTTTGCGCCTGCACCTAGTGCAAAAATAAAGCGTTCCTCTGTCACAATCAGACCAAGATTATTCACTGGTGCATTACTGATTGCAGATGCTTTTGTAGATGCGCCTAACTGCCATTCCAGTAAACGCCCATCTGCGGTAGAACAAGCAACAAGATATTCACCCCAATTATCTACTGACCATGTGGTTGCAGCAACTAAGTTGCCAGTGTCTGGACGCGGTGTGCCGTAAGCGCCTGCACCGTAGAACCCATATCCGTAGCCAATATTAACCGCAGCATCCTCTAATCCCGCTGTTAGGTCTGTTGGGGCGATATTATATGCCGTACCGCCAGAAACCACTGCAAACAGTTCATTGTATGATCCCGCCGCAACATAGCGTGTGCCGTTGTTGCTTTCCCAAGTATGCATGCCGCGCGGTGCGTTTGTCGTAATGCTTGCGATGTTTTCATTTACACGCCAACCACCGATAGGACGCAGCGACCCATCACGCCAACGAACAAGTGATCCGTCACGCCAGCGACCAGATGCGTCCAACTCCGTACCTGTGCGGTAGAAGCCTGCGGGGATTTTAAGCGGTATGAGAGCCATGCGCGTTACTCTGGTTTAGTGGGCCAGTTGATGGTGTTTGGAAAGCCTGCTTGCTGCGGTACGTTGAGCAAGTCAGTACGATACTGCGACCACTCATTTTGTTTCTCTGTTGTTAAGTCTGCCCAGCGTAGTGGGTTGGTTACGATTGGGTCTACTTCGCTGGCTAACTTAGCGTCACGCTGAACTCTGACGGATGCAGCGACACGCGCATCATGGTCAGCTTGTGAAAATGCTGCAAAGTCATTGCCCACAAGAGACAACAACGCTGCGTTATCTATGGTCATATCCGTGTCATCAGGGTGTATAGTGTAGGGTATCCACCCATATACTGGATGATTTATCTCTACGTCCATTATAGTATTTTCTGCGTTCAGCGAACTAGCGTTACGATATTCTGTGATTTCTACACTCATCTTTATCTCCTATGACACACGGACAAAAAGCGAAGCACGGTTAATGTAGTGTGCCATTAGACGCCATGTACCCGTACTTGGGCTAGTGCCGACATTGTTAGTGCCTGACCCATCAGAATACGTCAGTTGGCTACCACTCACCGTACCCCCAGGTATTGGGCTTGGCACAACACTAGAAAGAGCAAAAGTATAAGTGCCTACAGCGGCGGCTGTCGTTGGCACAGATGTCAGATAATTTGATGGTACAGATGTAAGATAACCCTGAGTAGCATGATCGCCCCATCCATACGCCGTATTCCAATTGCTTATATCGGAAGTTGATGGAATTTGTGATGTCTGTGGAATTGTGTAACCACCAGCTAACGAAATTGCTAAAGTGCCGCTTGTTGTTATTGGTGATCCGCTTACAGACAAACCAGTAGGAACTGAAAGCGCCACACTTGTAACCGATCCAGTACCAGCCGATGCATTGATATACGTTTTGAGATCGCTAACTGCGACCTGCTTCATTGTCCCATCGTCATTAAACACAACACGATCAGCGTCAACAACTGTTGTAGATGTTGCTGTTGTGTTACCGTCTAAAACATTTACCTCTGTTGTTGTGACAGTTGCCCCATCAAGAATATTTAGCTCTGCCGCAGTTGACGTAACCGCAACACCGCCAATCTCCCAGCCTGATCCCAAATTAGGAGTAACCGTGTTTGTACCGTCAGCATTGCTGTTTATCTCTAAAACGACATCATCTAGTATCGTATTTAAGGTTGTTCCCCAACTATCCTCAGAACCACCTACTGTCGGTTTTGTGATCGTTATAGCCATCTAATTCTCCTTTAGGCCGCGTCAGTCCAAGTGTCGCTAGGACTAGATATTTCTGACCATATATCTGTTATATCAGAAACTTCGGCCCATGTCTTGGCCTCTGTTTCTAAAGAACTGTAACGGAATGATGCAGGTAAACTAGGAACCCCACTCAATATGTTATTACAACTTAGGCTATGATTTTGCCGTAGAAGTCCTGACGTTACAAAGGGCGCTACTCCTGTTATGTTATTTGCGGTAGCATTTATGTTTCTTACAAGTGCTGGCGCACCTAACGTTGGATTTCCAGTTACAAAACTGTCAGTTGGCATCAAGTTACCATATGCAACCAAACTGATAGAAGGCGAACCAAGCGTAATATCATTTGCCGTTAAATCGTGAAGTTCTGCAATTGATGGTGCGCCAATATTTGGAACACCCAACAACAAGTCATCAGCTACTACATTTGAAACAATAGAAGCCGCCACGCTCCCAATGATTGGCGTACCCACAGCAATACTGACTGCTTGTATTGAAACAAGTGTTTGAACGGCAATAGAACCAACATCTGGCGCAGCGCATTCTATATTATTAGCGGTGAAATCATGGTTTTGATTAAACGCAGCGCTTTGAACTACTGGCTCACCGCTAGACATATCCGCTGTGGTCAATGTCTCATATTCAGCCATGTTGGCGTTATTAACGACAGGATTGCTTACGCTAAAGCCTAATGGTGTAATGCTATGCTCTTGCGTGACAGAGAGCAAACCGATCAATGGCGATCCAGAAACTATCGCTGTAGCCGTTAAAGCGTTAACCTGTGTGATTGCAATTGATGCAACATTAGGCACACCACACACAACACTGTTGACCGTTAAGTCGTGTACTTGTGTGAATGTCGTGCTTTCTACACTTGGTGCGCTAGTAGAAATCAATGTAGCCGTTAAGTCGTGGCCTTGTGTAATTTGACTTGATGCAATAGATACTGCACCAGATGAAACACCATCAGCCGCTAAGTCTTGATCTTGTGTGATAGCAGGGGTGCCGAGGCTAGGCGATCCCGCTTCACATGCATCAGCAAGCAAGTGCGCTTCATACTCAATAGATGCAACAGAGGGTGCGCCAACATTAATGTTGGATGCTTGGATGTTGTGTTCTTGTGTAAGTGTCGCGCTTGATACACTTGGTGCGCCAGTTGAAACCGATGTAGCCGCAAAGGTTTCATCCTCTGCCATATTCGCGCTAGTGATAGAGACTGCACCTGATGTAATGACTGAGGCGGTAAGATCATGCTCTTGCGTCAGTGTGAGTGACGCTATGGATGGTGGCCCCGCCGCAATATTGTTACAAGTTAGCCCATGCTCCTGAACAAATGATGTAGCATCCGCAACCTGTGGTGCGCCCGTAGCTACTGCATCTGCGACCAGATCGTGTTCTTGTTCAAACGCTGGGCTGTTTGCTACTGGTGTTCCAGTAACAATTGATGTTGCCGCTAGATCATGTACCTGTGTGAATGTAGGCGAACCGATACTTGGTGCGCTTGTGAGGATACCAACAATATCATCAACCACGGTGATGGTGTTACCCATGCCGTTGCCGTGAACAGTGCAGTAATATCTTAGGCTATCTGGCGCGTTGCTAGGAACAACAAAAGTAACTGTTGCCCCAGATGATCCCGCCGTGCCTGATGAAGTAACACCAGATGTGTAGCTATTACCGCCGCTGTCTTTGAATGCTAATGGATGCCCACTGTTAGAACTGTCTGATACATCAAAGATATAAGTCTTGCCGCGTTCTAACGTTAAAACTGGTGCTGTTGTTCCATCTATTGCAAACTTATTACCGCCATCATTAACAACGGTTACGATCTTAGTAATCGTATTAAGATCAAAGTCGTGATCTTGGGTTATTCCTGTAGATGCTACAGATGGATTGCCCGCCGCGATGTTGCTTGCTGTTAAGCTAGTAACTGCGCGATCATCAACGCCACTATCTGCTAATGGCGCGGATGCTAATGGGCTAAATCCAAGCATTTAGTTATCCCTCAAAAGCTGATGTTGTGGGCGTAAAGTTAGAAGTGTATCGGGCTAGACCCTGTGTAAGACGGAAATCCTCAATATACCCAGCCATTAAGTAACTTGAATTGTCGTAATATCGCGAACCCAATCTTACTTGTGTGCTTGTTAACGATACTGAAATCGTAGCTGATCCCACAGAGGTGCCGTTAACATAACCTGTTACCGTTGTGCCGTTTCTTACCACCGCTACATGCTGCCAAGTATTTAAGGTAAATTTATTACCAGAAACAAACTGATTTACAGCCGAACCGTTGCCGAGCCACCATTGATCCGCAGATACTATTACACCAGTACCAGATACCTCTCCACCTGACGACCACGCACTTCCATAAGAACCTAGGCTTGTCGGATATAGCCAACATTCATATGTAAAATCTTCTGTTCCGTGTGCTTCAAAATTAAGATTAACAAAGTCCCCTGAACCATCCAAATAAATGCTGTCAGACCACTTGTATTGTGTAGTTGATGCAGTGGTATTTCCAGAAATGGAAGGAAGTTTACCACTAGCTGCGTCCCAGATTTCATGTTTGTTTGAACAGGTAAGCAATTGAGTGTTTGTGATCGCAGTAAGTGGCTCAGTAGGTGGGGTAAAGTCAGAGGTGTAAACGGCTGAACTTACTATTCTGAAATCAGCAAGATTGCCATGAAATTGACCTCCACCATTATCTTGTCGCTGCCCAATTCTTACTGTTGAAGCAGTTGTATTGATATTCGATGTGTATGTAAGACCAGTATCTTTAACCCCATTCACAAACGAATTTAACGCGCCACTATTTCTAACAAATGCAACATGCGTCCATTGCTTTGCACTTGTCGTAAGATTTGCTGTTGTTAGCTTATCCCCGCCGCTACTGTAAAGCACAATGCCGTTGTTTTTAAACTCTAAGTTCCACCCATTATCATTCCAAACTGCCCTCGCATCAGCAATTACATCGCCGTTTGTGTAGTTGTCTGGATACATCCAAAACTCAATTGTAAAGTCACCTGTGCCAAAATCCATAGCTGAGGAGGTTGTAGAACTTAGATAATCACCACTACCATCAAAATATACAGAACCACCATGTGAAGATTTGCTGTAAGATACAGCTAGATCGTGATGCTGATTTATAGAAGTTTCAAGATTACCATAAAGAGTTATTGTGTGATCATTAGAACTACCATCAATGAAGGGGAACTGCCCTTGCGCTAGTAATACTTTAGTATTGCTGTCGCTATCAAAGTTTTGAGTATGAACAGTTAGTGACGAAGAAGTAGCTGTGTATCTCTCTGTGTCTGAAATTCTAAAATGTGAAAGACTTCCGTTTAAAAGCGTATATCCTGACGCGCCCGTTCCCGCACTTGAGCTACCAATATAATATGGGTTTGATGCAACCGTTCCTGTGACTGTTGAGTTTGAGCCAATCCGACTTCCATTTACGAAAAAACCTACATTATTTGAACTGTCTCTAACTAGAACAACATGGTTCCAATCCGTGCCATTGTATCCACAAGAACTGAAAGATAAAGAAGTTCCCGCTATTTTTACATAGGTTATGTCAGAACTGAGGTAATCTGTAGAGATAGAAAGATTTGTATCCTGTATGCCTTGATCTAATAGATAAATTGCTGCACTGCCGTTATTACTTTTAAACCAAAATTCAAACGTAAATGCTCCTGTAAATGCACCCAATGCAGGAGTTTTTAAGTAATCGCCAGTACCATCAAAATCTATTTGATAACCTTTTGGATGATATGGTGTAAATGCTGTTGAGGTTACATTCCCAGTTTCTGTAATTGTTAAGCTGTTAGATGATGCATCAACCTGATTGTCAGATGATGAGGCATCAGCCTGTAACAATAATGTTGTATATCTAGTGTTTTCGATAGTGAAAGAAAGGCTAAAAACATTGGCACTTGTAGCCTGATTAATCCCGTCACTTGCCGTAAATGTAAGCGTAAATGAACCAGCATAAGCCTGTGTTGTAGTAGGTGTAACGGTAAACTGGTTAGTGTTTGCGCCTGTACCCTGTGATACAGTAGCCGTTGTCCCGCCGCCATTAGTTAAGCTGCCAGACGTTACTGAATAGCTATAGGTAAGCGGAATGTCCTCTGGGTCAGATGCAGTGATAGTAATTACCGTCGCTGTTCCATCTGTCGATAATGTAAATGGTGTCGTATTATTATTAGCATCTTGAACTGACGTAATGCTTGGGTTGGTATTGACCAAAGCAATGTTGTACCAGCCTGTGCCGTTGTTGATATACAAACGGTTGTTGCCTGAGACATAAGCCATATCCCCTGCGCTGTTGCCAGTAAGAGGTAGATCGCCAATAGCTGAATATGTAGTAACACCACCGCCGCTTGCTGCATCCGCTAGAGAAAGAACGCCAGAACCATTTGTTTGCAATACTTGACCGCTAGTTCCATCAGATGTTGGAAGCGTAAACGTATCCAAGAATGATTTAAAGTTGCTGCTAGGAAAGCCGTAATGCGCAACCGTTAAGATGTCATCCGCTGCCGCCGCAGATTGTAGCGTGACGGTTGTAGAATTAATCGTGTAATCTGTGGTTAGCTTTAGCAAAATACCATTCAAAAACACCGCCGCCGCTGATGGGTTGAATGTACCCGTGAATGTAGTTTGCCCTGATGTAGCCGTATATACGGTTTCCTCATAACCATCATTTACACCGCCGCCGTAGGTATGCACTTGAACAATATCGCCAGTGGTTGCACCAGATGTCAGGGTAACAAGGGATGATGTAAGCGTGTAATCTGTTGTTGGAACAAGCAAGATGCCGTTCTTATACACTTCCGTTTTATCAGTAGCATATGTGCCAGCAAATTCAGTCTGTCCTGATGTCGCTGTGAAGTTGGTTGAACTAAAGCCGCCTGTAAGGTTTAACTCAATATCGCTTGCGCTGGGGCTAATGAATACAACCGCAGAACCGCTAAGACTTAAAAGCGATCCTGTAGAACTAGATGATAGTGTGCGTGATAAAGTTGTGCCGCTTGAAGTATAAGTACCAGTGCCTATCTCCCAAGCCGTGCCATCTTCAATGACATAACGAACTACATCGCCGTTAGATA